GACGCCTTGCGACAAGGCAAAGTCATAGCCGGGAGATGTCTGAAACTGATCGACCGCCGCCTGATTGCCTCCCGGCCCGTTCAGCCCGAGCGCATTGGCATAGGCCGAGAGCGCGTTGACGCCGGTGTCGTAGAACGGCTGCTGGTACTGACTTGCATCTGCCTGTCCGCCCTGAATGTAGCCGAGGGCATCCTGTAGCGCGGCATCGAAGTCCGCCATACCCGCTTCTGTCTGCTCGCGGGAGCGCCTGCATTCCAGCCCCGATGAGGCTGGTGGCACCACCGATGAGAGCTGCGATCAGGGGAAGTGGCATAGGCTAGAATCCAGCTTTATGAAGGAGTGACCGAGGCTGATCCATCTGCAACGTCCCAATTGTCGGTGGCGGCCGAGCCTCTGGCGACCATCAGACGATTATTTGTCGTATCGAGTATGATGAGTCCCTGCGTCTTGCCGCGGGTATTGATCGCTGCATCGGCGTCGGCAATGTTGGCCGCTGTTTCGGTTCTGGTTGGATCGCGCGAGATCAGAAACTGAAACCATGCCGGCGTGAATTGTCCCGATGCCGTCAGAACCGGCGCCGTGGCGGACGGTGCGTCTTCCCTGAATGCCACGCTAAGGCTCCAGCAATTCCACTTCGACGGAAGCGCCGGTAATGCCTCTAATCACCGCCGCGCTCATCGAGATGTCGAAGATCCGTCCGTCCTCGCCAGACTGGCCCAGTCTCTCGAACCGAACACGTCGGGAGAACTCGCCGATCTGCCCGACGCTCGCGGTCAGCTCAGTCCCAAACACCTTCCCGCCATTGTCCGACCACGACAGCATTACCTTCGGATCGGCAACATGATCGTCGGACGAGTTCAGCCCGACGCCTGGAATCATGTCGAGGAAGATACGGTCGAAGCCCAAGGCGTGTGGAAAGGCATGGATCGGCGGAGTACGAAGTCGCCAGATCAGATGCGTCCCGGCTTCGGTGTAGGTGTCCGGCTCGATGGTGTAGAGCTTGTTCGCCTCGAAATCTCCGACCACCCGCTTGCCGCGGATGTTGAGATAGCCCTCGCCTCTCCACCTGGTTTCGCCATACGACTCCCGCTCGTGCCAGAGGCCGGTGAGCGCGTCATAGGCCCACGTCCATGACGGCGAGGACAGGATATAGAACTGATGTCCCTGATACGGGAACGCCGTGGCGGTTATCGTGTCCTTGTCGTCGATCGACTCGATAGCCCGCTCGACATCATGCGTCGAAACCCTCACCGGCTGATAGCCGTCGAGCATCCTGACCGTGCCGTCCGTCGCCACGAAGAACGGCACGTCATTGAGATCGGCCACCGAGTACTTGCACAGCAGCCCAAGCTTGTTGACCGTCGTGCCGGGAATGCGGGTAAACGGAAACGTCTCGGCCGTCTGCGCCCAGAACTCTATCGACCTGGTGCCGAACAGCGCGACTTCCTGCCGAACCGCATAACCCACCAGTAATCCGTCCGGCGCCGCCTCGGCCGTCGCAAAGTCGAGAGCGTCAACCTCTGTCCCTTCGTCGATCGACGTGATGAACACCCGGCCGTCAGGGATGGTGAAGATAAAATACCCGCCGACGAACGTCACCGAACTCGGGCTCGGGAGATCGTTGTCACCCAGCGGCGCGATCGCATCGTCTTCGATGATGTAGGCCAGCCCGTTCGCCACCACCGCGACCTGCGGCGTGTTGGATTTACGGTTGTGCGCCATGAACACCCGGTCGGAGCCGGGAAAATCGCCGATGTAGGTCTTGACGATAGTCGGCGAGTCGATGTCGCCGATCACCTCGATCTTATCAACGTTCGTCCCCGAGATGACATAGCCGAAGCTGTCCAGCTCGCTCGCCACCTCGATCCCGCCGCGCCAGACGCCGCCCGATGTCAGCGTGACAAAATCCGTCAGGCCGCCGATCGGATAGACCGGATATTGCATCTTGCCGTTGGGATCGGCCTTCTCGGCGTAGCCGTTGATAAGCCTGCCACCGGAGTCGTGCGTGTAGCGCCCCGGGCTGGAGTTCTTCCAACCCTCCGCGACCGGAACGATCTGGCCCATCAGTATCCGTAAGTGCCATAGCCGGGAATGAACTGAACGAAGTCCTCCCGGTCCGCGTCTAGCATTTCGTTGAACAGACTCATTGACCGGGCGATCACCCGCTCGGTTGTCGGCGAGTTGCGCCCGTAATCATCGGCGAGCAGCGCCGCGAGATTGTAGCCGAGCACGTTGTAATGCTCCGAACGAACCTCGACATCGTTATCCAGCGCATCGATGTCGTCGAACTTCTTCTGGTAGGTGTATTTGATCGTCTCGGTGGTGATCGTGGCTGGAACCTGCCAGATATAGAACACCGCCGAGGAATGCTGATAATCGACATAGAACTCGGTCGGAACGCCCGCGACGCTCTTATCCGGGAGATCGTAGAACTCCTCCCGGCTCAGCAATTCCATCGGCAGATCGTTGCCTGAGGAGTTACGATAACGGGCCGAGATGACGCGGTGAGGAACCGGCGAGAGGGTGTAGTCGTAGTCGGCGGCAACCAATGTGATAGAGCCTTCGGTGTGCCGCCAGAGATTCGGGTATTGCTGCCAATCCTTGAGGAGGAGGTTCAACTGCTCCATGCCGTCCGCGGCCTGTGCTGCGGTCGGCGTCTGGCCCTCCGCAACAGCGCGCAGCTTCTTGAGCGCGAAGGTGATGATCTGTCTGGCGGTGCGGTTGTAATTGACACTCGCCGAAAGAGCCATCAGGGCGCACTCCCGAGATCGGTCACGTTATTGCCGGATGAAGCCTTGCCCGGCAGAGCGGCGGCAATGGTGATCTGGATGGACGAGTCCACCGAGGCGATTGTCGTCCGATGGATTGTGTCGTCATCGAGGAGGATATTGACGTAGTTCCCGGCCGTGAAATTAGCCGAGGACGTTACCGACAGAACCGTTTGCCCGGCCGCTTCATCGGCTGAAAGCGTGGTATTAAACAGATTGACGAAGCTATCGGCAGGCTCCGGGCGCGGATCCTTCACCCTCTGCCGATCCCGCTTGCCTCTAACGAATTCCTGCGGATGGCGCTCGTCTGCATCGGTTTTAAGAACAATGAGGCCTGTCCATTCGCGCGTGACCTTGTTCGACTCCACCTCGAACCCGGTGCGGTCGCATTGAACCTTCCATGTTCTCATTGTTCGATACCCGGCCACGGAATGCCGTTGTCATATTTGAAGGCCAGCGCCTCCCCGGCAGGGAGAAAGAACTCAACCTGATTGTTCACCACCGGCTTCTCGCCGACCGAACCATTGACCTTGTTGAACGTCCGAATCTTGGAAACGCTGCTGTCGAACGCCACCGTGATCTGCGCGTTCTGAGTGCCGTTGGTGTATTCATCCGGCCCGCCCGCATGACGGCAGTTCTGAAGCAATACAATCCCGTCATTCGCCACGACGCTTTGAAACCAGGTGAAGACGAGATCACCACCACCCGGATCGATCGCAACGATGTGCGGATCGCCGGTGTTGCTCGATGTCCAGCGAGTCATCCCTGCCGGAATACCGAACCATGACTGCGGCGTTATATAGCGCACATTCGCCGCCCAAACCCACGGCAGCCATTTGCCAAATTGCGCGAGGATGCGGTTGATTTCGCGCGCCTCGCTCCATGCCGCAGTCGGCAACGCCTCGTAACTCGCTGGAGCATCGAAGAACGCAACGAACTCAGAACCGCCGCCCTCCGTGACGTTCGTCTGATAGATGAACCACGAAAAGCCGGTGAAGCCGAAGGCGACGTGGGTCATCGCCGTCCACATCCGGTCGCTCTGCTGCCCCCGAGAATCGAGCCAGCACCAGTAAGGGACATTGGCGTCGAGCGCCGCCTGACGGCATCGGCCGAGCGGTCGGTAAATCTCCTTGTTCAACCGGTAGCAATCGACCGAAATAACGTCGGCAATCTCGGCAGCGCCGTTGAAAACCCACTGACTGGCGCCCGGCCCCATATTGATGATGGTAAGTCCGTCCGGGTCTTGTGCCTTGACCGCACCGATGCCCTGTTCAAGCTCCTGTAGTTCGAGAATGTTGCTCGGCTCGTCGCCGATCTGATAGCCGATCCGGCCGGGATACTGCTCTCCCGTCAGCACCTGCCCATTGCTGGTGCCGTCCTTCCACACCCAACTGATCCACGGCGCCTCCGGACTGTGAGCCATCCACGGCGCCAACTCGTTCATGCCGTTGTAGTGCAACATCAGCGCCGGAGCGAAATCGAGATATTGATCCATCCACTCGGCAGGCGGATTTGCCTGATGAATGAGATCGGCGCTGATCGGCGTCGGGTGCGATCTGATCCAGTCAAGGCCAACGCCCATCTTCCGCTTCCGCCTTCGCCTTAGCCAGAGATTTCGAAAT